CCACAAGGCTGCGCCCAACTTCTCCAGCGGCAAAGTCTGGATCGTCAAAAACCTTCACGATAAACCGGGTCGTAGAGAAAATGTACAGCAGCAGGTAGACGCCGACAAACCTGGAACAAGAACGAACGTTGGGTAAGCTGAACAGCATGCCCAGGGCCACAACAAAGTACAGGCAGTATTGGAAGTAGGCCCACTCCATTCCGTTGTCCAGGGCCTCTCCGTAGCTCATCCAAAGAACACGATTGTTGGCGAGGTCAGCGATGTTCCAAAAAAGCAACAGGGGTCCATAGTCATGGTAGACAAGGATATCCCTGTAGGACTTGAAGAAATTTCGCATAAATGTAAGCTGCGGTTACTGTGCAACCATGCCCATTCTTACAACAACTCTGTTTCCTGGACGAGTAAGTGTGTTTGAATTACTTCCTACACCTGGCTGCTGAGATGCGTACATCATGATTCCGTTAGGAAATGAAACCGGATCAGTCATGTAGGTGTAGCACACAGTTCCGGCAGGGCAGTAAAACTGATAATAGTGTTGCGTCGACGTGGTAACACCTGTGTTTGCTGCAAAAAGCTTGACGTATACTGCCTGCGCACCTTGGTTGTTAGATATTTCAATGTAATAAAGATTTTGTGCTGTTTCTGCAGCAGTTTGGACCGTCAATCCAACATTATTATCGACAACCATCGTTGTAATTAATGGTGTTGTCGCAGTTTTAGTTCGTACAGTCATAAAAACCTCAAGAGCAAAGGATGACTACTTTAGTAGTACCAGGTGCAGTGGTATCGGAAGTTGCTAATTCTCTAGAAGTGTAGAAAGAAAGAACAGTAAAAGGCAGACCAGCCGGAAATTCATAACGCTCAGTAGTGTTGCTTCCGCAAACCAACAAAAGATCTGGCTCTGTTGTTCCAACTGTAGGTGTGGTAGCACTGCTTAAAAAGAACTTTGTAAATCCACCGTTTGAGTTGTCGGTGTTTGTAAGTGTAATGCAGTAAATTCTACCCGAACCACCGGTTGCGTTTTCAACCAATGTAGTTCCAGAAGATGTTTCCTGAACAATCTTATAGGATGAAGTTGCTCCATTTTCAAAACCATGAACATTCAACGCCATGTTGTCTCCAAAAAATATTCAGATGTATCCTAACAGATTTTATATCATTCAGTGTTTCAGCGCACCCACTAAATATAGTTTCTTTTTTTGACAACAACCACATCGTTTACTAATGTAGCAACACCAAAGGGAGGCAACATATGACCACAGATAACGACTTTGTAATCGATACAAATCCAGCTTTACAGGCGCTGGTTAATTCAGTCGCTGATACATATCGTGAAGCAGGACGAGTCTTGGGTGTTTCGCACACGCACATCTGGCATTCTCTCAATGGAAAAAGAAAGCCGATTACAGTCAACTTGTTGGTGAAATACGCTCAACGCGCCAGGGCAAAGACCGGTGTTGCTATGAGTTTTTGGATCACGGAAGAAGGCAGGCTGAAGTACAAGCTTCACAACAGTGATTGACCGTCACTGATAAAGTTAACCTTTCCCTCTTCCCCCCAAAAAATTCACAGAGATGGAGCTAAACGTGTGGTTGCGTGCAGCGGAGTCAATAGCAGTATCAGAAATAGCAAGTAGATTAGGATTACAGGTCAGGCAAAACAATTCCCTTGCACCATGCCCAGCCTGCCACGCAGTCAAAAGAGGATCCACAGACAAGAGAGGTCCAATTGGATTGCGTAGTGACAATAAAGGTTGGAAATGCCACAGATGTAATTCTGGTGGTTCTGGAATTGATCTCGTATCTTTCGTCTTGAACGGTCAACGTTTTTCCGAATCAGACACGTTTGGAAAGAATAAAGTTCAGGCTTGGTTTGATATAAAGCAAGAAGAAGATCCTTCTATTATGAAAAAGCCTCAACCGATACGAGGCAAAAGACCTCCTAAGAAGGAAGTCCACAGCTTGTGGGCTGCATCAAAAAAACTAAATCAACTGGAAAAAAGCGATCAAGCTCTTGTTTTTCTTCGAAGCAGAAACTTAGATTTGCAGTCCGTATCTAAATCTGGAGTAGTCAGGATTACTCCCGATAGAATGCAATACCAATGGCCAGACTGGTGGCCAGCAGGTCGTAGTGCTCTATGGAGATTGATTGTGCCAGCATTCAATACAGATGGTGAGTTTGTCAGTCTCCACACAAGGGCAGTGGACGTTCCAAAATCAGGACCAAAAACCTTGTGGCCAAAAGGTTTTGAAGCCAAAAGCTTGTTTATGCCCAACAGATACGCAGTTAAAATGATTCGTAAAGTAGACACACCAATCGATGGCCTCTTATTCGTCGAAGGGATTACCGACTTTATTAAATGTTCAGCCGAAGTTGAAAGCCAAGACTTAAAGTTAGCGGTGCTTGGGGGTACTTCTGGATCATTTGGAGCCGTTTCACAACTAAATATTCCCAAGGATCTGAAGATTTACATCGGAACCGACCCCGATGAAAAAGGTGAAGAATATGCACAAACAATCCGTTTGCAGTTGAATGGAAGAATGACATATAGGATTCCTCTTGATAGTTTTGGAGGGTCGTCTGATGTTTGATATTGATTCTGTTTTGGACGGTAAAAAAGGCTCGCCAAGGCTTTCAGACCTCCTAAAAGCTGCCGAAGATGCGTATGAAAAAGGTGAACAAAGAGGTATTGATTCGAGCGTAGTAAGTCATCTTGAAACGCAAACTGGTCGAGATGGTGTCGAAAAAATAAAACCGACCGTACCAAATCTCTTGTCTATTATGGAAAACGACAAGCGTTGGAAGAAAAAGATTTGGTTGAATGAGTTTAGCAACGCCATCTACATGAATGATGACCCACTTAAAGACACCGACTACACACGAATAAAGCGTTGGATGCACAGACATTACAACACTCACTTCACTACAGACTCGATTGTTGAAGCGACCAACTACATTGCTGAGTCGAACGGTAGAAATCCACTTACCGAATGGCTTAATAAAAATGTGTGGGATGGCGTACCAAGGGCAGACGAATGGCTGATTCGAGGATGTGGTGCAGAAGATAACGAGTTGAATCGCGAGATTGGGCGTAGATGGCTCATACAGTGCGTTGCAAGAGCGATGAACCCCGGTTGTAAGGCAGACTGTGTACTCATCCTTGTGGGGCCACAGGGAGCAAAGAAAAGCACAACGTTTCGTACACTGGCGACACAAGAGTATTTCTGTGACACGCCAATGGATATTGGATCAAGTAACGCCTACATGCAGATCCATCGGGCTTGGATCTATGAGGTAGCAGAGCTTGATTCTATTAGACGTGCTCGAAACAGCAGCACAAAAGCATTCTTGTCCGCACAAGAGGATACTTTTCGATTGCCGTACGCTCGACAGACCGTAACTCTGCAAAGACATACAGTGTTTTGCGGTACTACAAATAAAGCTGAGTTCATCACCGATGAAACAGGATCACGTCGATACTGGCCAATCCAAGTCGGTAAAATGGATCTGAACTGGACTGAAAAGAACCGTGAGCAACTGTGGGCAGAAGCTGCAGTTGCGTACAAGAACGGTGAGAAGTGGTATCTCGAACAAGAATCACAGGAAGTCTTGGATACACAATCATCTGACTTCCGACAGTTTGACCCATGGCATGAAGTAATTGAACGATTCATTAGCGGAAACGGACTGAATTGCTCGACTACTGAAATCATGGAGCGTGGATTGAAGCTCGAAAAGTATCAAATGACACGGTCATCAGAAATGCGTGTTGGCGATATTATGCGTCAGCTTGGATACGAAAGAGCAAGAAGAAGAATTTACGGAGATCGTAAATACGTTTGGGTCGAAAGTAAGACAGACAACGTGATTAATATCGACAAACCAAAAGCTGTAGTAGAAAATGTAGATGTGGAGTTCTGATGGAGAACGTGGTTCCAAACGATGTCCAAGAGAGGATCGATACCTTTCTTACGGAAGAAGATAAAAACAGAATATTATCGAACAATCGTATGAATAAGGTTCGAGTATTCCCAGGTAACGAGATGTTTCACCTGTACTCCGAAGCCAACCGTGCAAAAGAGTTTTTGGAAAACGGGCACTACATCAATGTGCTTGGTTTTGGTATCGACCATCTTATGGGCAGGAAGGTTTTTACTGATTGGTCTGACATGATCAATCTGCCAAACGTAGAAGAGCGAACCAAAAACCTTTTGGTAGACTGCATCGATGACGGCAGAATCGTCGATTCGTTACGCATAGATAAAATCTACGCATGGATTAAAATCACGCCACACTTAGCAATGACGATTACAGAATCTATCCGTGATCAACTTCGTAAAAGTGTGGATATCTTGTGGGCAAGTTGTGTCATCGACAACAAAGCATTCAGTATTCACAACCATGAAACTGCACAGAAAATGATGAAAGACATTATCGATCATTGGTCGCAAACAGTTACAATTCCACACAGAGGTATCGGAGTACGAAACCTTTTGGATTGAAAATGCCTGCTTTGAAACAAATCAAACAACAATGGAAGATGCCATCTGCCTGGAAAATATTCCAAGAAGATGATGAAATTGAAGTTTGTGATTGCGAGGGTGATTTTGTGATGAGTTCAGTGACTCAAGACAATGTCATTGAAGCAGTCAACGAGCATCGAGAAAAGGTAAAAACAGAAGCAGTGATGAAGCTGCTTCTGGATTTATCTGATGATCACGAAGCTTAGTACTTCTTCTTAGATGTTGCTTTCTTTTTAGCAGGCGCCTTCTTTTTTGCAGGCGCCTTCTTTTTTGCAACGCTCAACTTAACGGTATCATCCGCAGTCCCAAGCTTGCCATCTGCTCCAGCACTTACTTTGGCTTCAATCATCCCGACTTTAACCTTTACGCTTTCTGGCTTATCTGCTTTCGCTTCAAGCTCACTGATGTATGCATAAAGAGTCGTAATCACGTTGTTCAAATTATATCCGTGTTGGCAAGCCTTCTTACCTACTACAACGCGCATAGCATCTACTGTTTCTTTCAAACTCATTTTAAACTCCAAATTTATAAACGTAGCCTTGCCGAAAGACCAGGCCATTCTCTCACAGAAACGGCTCCACCTGTTGCCTTTTCTATACCTATTGCAAGAGGCAAAGAAGGTGTTTTGCGACCATATTCGAGGTCTCGCAAATATCCAATGCTGATCTTCATCTCGAAACGCACCAGTTCTCCGTTCAACCATTGAACAAAAGATACTCTTGTACTTCGTCCCGGCAGGCTTTTTCTATACTCAGCGATGATCATTAGACACACCTTTGGTTGATACAATATCGAAGCGGACACTATTTGTCCATCTTTGGGTGTGGCTCCTTGACACACTTTGCAATAAAGAGTACTCTCAAATCAAGAGAGGAACAATGAACCAACAAGAGCGAGAAGCTTGGCTTGCTGAGCGTAAAAAAGGGCTTGGAGGCACCGACGTAGCATGCATTTTGCTTTCTGCATGTGATGATGAGGCTGAAAAAGTAGGTTCATTTGAAAATAGTGTTTTTAAGCTTTGGTCGGAAAAAACAGATCTTTTTGAATCTGATGATGTTGACGATGCAATTTTGATGCGTGGTCGAGTAATGGAAAAATATGTCTGTGAATTTTATGGGCTCCACCTGGGGGAAGGGTGCAAGCTTTGGGAAGAGGGATTGACATGGCATCCAACTCGGCCACGCATCTTTGGAACACCTGATCGACTTGTTGAACAAAACGGTGTCCGATTTGGTATGGATGCAAAGACCCGTAGATTCCGAAGAGGATGGGGAGAGTCTGGAACAACCGACATTCCTTTAGATGTAGAGATTCAAATGAGAACCTACATGGAGATCTTCGACGCGCCATATTGGGATATTGCGACTCTTTTTGGACTCGATGATTTTAGGGTTTACCGGATTGAAAGAGACAAAGAACTTGGATCTCAAATACTAGATGTAGCTGAGTCTTGGTGGGATAAACACGTAGAAAAACAAATACCACCAGATGTAGACAGCACAAACCTTTGCAAAACTGTTCTTGGAAAGCTGCACAAAAGAGTACAGGACATTCCTCTTCGCCAAGCAACAGTGGCCGAGAAAGACCTGTATGAAAAAATCATTGCAGTGAGAAAAGAGTTGAAGTCCATAGAAAAGAAAAAACAGGAACTTGAAAATAGACTTAGGGCTGCAATCGGCGAAGACCCAGGCATTGAAGGTATTGCAACTTGGAAACCATCAAGAAGCAGACGAGTGTTTGATAAAAACAAGTTTCGTCAAGATGAGCCAGAAATGTATGAGAAATACGTTACTGAACAAGCCGGGTCCAGACTACTAAGAATCAAAGAGGAACGACATGACGACAGCACTTAGCACCAGAGACAAAGTTACCCAACTGAATGATTATCTTGAGGGTAAGAAAAGCAGCCTTATTAAGATTGCGCCACATGGCACCGACGTTGATCGAATCATTCGTGTTGCAATGTTTGAGGCCGTGAAGAACGAAAGACTCGTACAGTGCAGCCCAGCTTCCGTTTATATGGCACTTGCTAAGGCATGCGAGTTGGACCTGGTTGCTGGTGGAGTTTTGCACCGGGCTTCTTTGGTTCCCATGTGGGACAAGAAAAGCAAAGGCTACAACGCAGAGCTGTGGATTGAGTACACAGGACTGATGGACCTTGTAAAGCGATCAGGTGAAGTCGCTCACTTCAAAGCAGAAGTTGTATACGAAAACGATGATTTCGAACACTCGTTCGATCTTGAGAAGGGCGAGGTTCTTAGACACAAAAAGTGTCACGACAATCCTGGTGACTTGCTTCTTGCTTACGCTGTATGCTTTTTCAAAGACGGTCAGCGCCAAGTAGAAGTGATGCGTAAGGATCAAATCAACAAGATTCGTAAAAGCTCTCGAAGTCCAGAATCTGGACCATGGGCACAACACACAGAAGAAATGTGGCGAAAAACTGTGATCCGTCGAATCTGCAAGTATCTACCGCTAACGCCGAAAACAACTGCTGTTCTTGAACACGATATTCAGTCTGATTTTGGCAACGTAATCGACATTGAAACAATCGATGTTGATGAAGAAGCCAACACAGACATTGATAACAATGTTATTGATGTACAATCAGCCGACTCAAAACCAAAGTCAAAACGGAGATCTAAGGTTAAAGATTTGGTTGAGAAAGCACAGGTAAATGATCTACCTGAACCTGAAGAAGATTTCACCTCGTAGGAGTATTAAACATGTCCTTGCTTGATCAAGCCGCAAAAAACCTATCGCCATACAAACTTATGCTGCAGGAAACTGCCAGCAAAAATGTTGAAGATAAGTTCATTGTTCAACCAAACCTTTTGCTCGACATTTTGAATGATGAAATGACTACTCGTTTGATCGACAAAAAACAGAAGAAGCAGTTTGCTGGTTACAGGACACGTTTGAAAACAGCAGAATGGCGACTGGCTGGCATTTTGAACTGTGTTGATGAGCCTTTGTATCGAGAGCAAATCGGAAAAACTATCGATTCAATGCTGAAGCATATCAAGCTTGTTCAGCCTAATGGTGAATGGATTGTTCTCGATTATGAATCAGACATCAGAAAAAACAAAGGTGGAGACCAAGCAATTATGCTTGCTGTAAACTTTGTTGATGTACGCAATGAAAAGGATCTCAAGTACCAAAACGGTATGCCGATCGTCGATGTGAATGTTGACGTTAGCGGATCAAACAAAGAACTTATCGAAGCAATCCAAGCTCAGGGTGCAAACTCTAATGATCAAGAGCTTAAAGACCTTATGAAGCAATTTATTGCTGTGATGGCACAAGATAAGATTGCGGAAAAGTCTGTGGAAAAATCTGTTGAAAAAACAGAAGAAAAGTTTGATGAAGAGCCAGAAGGCTTTGTTGAGTGATAGGGCAAAGTGGGTCAACTTAACGCAAACATACCGTATATACAGGCATACATACGTCCTGAGTTTACTGGACTGAAAGAGTTGGTCGAGGGCTACATGTTTGGCGTCAAGTCGATGCTAAACAGGCCCATGCACTTTCACTTTCAAGCAAACATGGGCGCTGTGTTCTGGAACATGCCAATATCTGCGTTTGTCCACAAAGAGAAGTACGACCGTCTATCGGACGATGAAGAGACCAGGTTGCAACTGCTGGAAAGTTGGGACTGCCAAAGCAATAACATTGCTGTAACCACTTTTGCTTTTCTGCAATACCGAACAGTAGATGTGTTTTGTCGCGATAAAAAGTGGCGCAGTGGTCAGTACCTGACAACGATCGACGACTATGAAGGTGATCTCAATGAGATCAACGTGGGATATTCAAATGACCAAGACAGCAAGTGTTTTCACTTCATTATGCTGGACGACGGTAACTTCTGTATCCAACCCAACAATCTACTCAGATGGCATAACCCTGACTTTATCGTACCGTACCCCAAGGACAACCCGCCCAAGATGAACATCTTTAAGGAACAGTTGACTAGTGAGGATATCGATCGAACTTACGGAAACAGCCCGTACTACTTCTACAATCATCACGA